CGGCTTAACGTAGTTGGTCTTAGCCAGGGTAACGATATCGACGATAGACTGATAGCTCAGCGTATCTGTAGCATCGACCGAGGCAGTAGCACCAGCAGCAAGACCAGTGTATACGCTCGAAGCATCAGCGGTTACGCGATAGTGACGATTAGTAGTAGGAGCAGAGACATCACTAGCAAATGCCAGCGAACTGAATGCACCAGAGCTACGAGTCGAACCATCATTATTGAAACCATAACCGATACCCGACAGAGTCAGGAATGCAAGCTGGTCCATACGGTTAGCAAGCCAGTAAGCGAGACGATCACGCGCATGTTCACGGAACTTAACGACCGTTTTCTGATCAGCCAATTTACCTTTCTGGCGAACACCGTGCGAGATCAGGTCGATCGTGATGGTGTCCGTATAGGTCATCATCTCTTCTTCGTTCAAACATGTTATCTCTATATCTCTATAGAAGTTCAGACTATATCTTCATCAAAATTATTACCTTTAGATATGTTCTCATACCAAGGTAAGACTTGCAAATTAAATTCATTATGTAGTCCACAAACCATTTCATGTACTAAAGGTATTATATGGTCTACATGATGCTCTATCCCAGTCTCTAGGGATAGCATCCGAGCCGCCTTATATATCTCTTTGATCTTCTTCTTATCTGACCAATCAACTGTAGCAGATTTCTTAGCAGCCCTTCTTTGAGCATTACAGATACTCTTTATTAGTCTATGATGCTCACGATTATTCTCTCTCCAGGCTTGGTTAACCTCTTTGATACGATCTTTATGTTCCTGCCTATAATTCTTCATATAGGCTTCAACATGTTCCCTATTATCTTCTTTCCATCGTTTTAGATCGTTCTGGAGTTTATCCCTATACTTGTCTTTATATACCTTGTTGTTCAATCTACAACAGTATTTACAAGTATTTAGACGTCCACCCTTATTTTTGTAGAAATCCTTATCTGGATACTTATAACCGCATTTAATGCAAGTTTTCAATTCTGAGTCCCCTGTTTCGGTACTATATACCTACGAGCAAAGCTCTAGTCGTTGAAGGTTCCCCTATTCGGGGCTTCCCTGCTGATTGTCTAATCCTCTGAATTTTTAACATTCACGTTTAGCTATATTTCAAACTTACGTTGTAGTTTTAGAGGCTCTAAAGATTTTCCAGCAATAAAAGGGATTTATTTATGTGAGAGCTACGAAGCTTAAGCAGCTAAGAGCCAACCCTCACGCTCATTATCGCCGATAACACCGTCGTCGACCAGATCGGCCAGCAGGTGCATGATAACCTGGTCCCCTTTCTCTGTACGAGTCAGTTCGGTAATACGCTGAATAACGTTGTTCTCACCCGTGCCCATGAACTTACTCATGAACGACATATCACGGGCTTCTTTCCATACATCCCGACTCCAGACGAGCTTCTGCTCCGAAGTCAAGGCAGCAAAGTTTGTAAGTGCCATTTTAAATCACCTTGTAATTAATTGGAGTAGTTATTTTCTCGACATCACGGAGTCTGAAGCCGGATCAATTTAACGGGTTGATCTATCCCTATGGCATGAATTAAGGCTTCAAGGGGCCTATTAAATCTTATATAAACTTAAAATTTGGAGCCTCTGATAGGAATCGAACCTATTATCTTCTGCTTACAAGGCAGTTGCATCGCCAGCAATGCTTAAGAGGCGTGGCGCCGAATGAGAGAATCGAACTCCCCTACGTAGGCTTTGGAGACCCTGTTGTCCCAGAACATCCGACTTAAATTCTGATCCGGTTTTTATCTTAGTACACGATGGGTTCCCGGTTAACATCGTGATCCTTGTCGGGGATAACCATTTCCCGATGCTTAATCGGGTTGCCTGCTCAGATATAATCGCCGCGAAGTTTAGCTTTCTCTTTAGCAGTCAGGCTACTGAAAACCCTCTCATTTGATAGATCAGATGGTTTCAACTGACGAGTAGCTTTACCCTTACCTTTCACTGCTGGTGGTTGAGCTTTAGATGCGCGCGCTGCTTTCTTACGAGCAATCTTAGTACGATCTGAGGTAACCTTCTTTTCCTCTTTTGGTTTAGCAAATAAAGGAGTCACATCATCTACTGCAGCCTTCAGAGCCTGTGACTTAGTCTTACCCTCTGCCATATAAGAGGCCATCAACTTATTAGCCATAACAACAGCTTTTTCGTTGTATGCTTTACTCTTATCATCGAGGAAATCAAACTCCTCAACATAGTTGGTCAGTAAGGTATTAAACCTAGCCTCATCCAGAGAGTTCGAAGTCTCCGTAACAGCATCATTCTTAGCTGATTTCCTGGCTGTTTCGATCTGGTAATTATACAGTTCGTCACGAGCCTTATTAATTTCCTTACGAAGAGTGGTAGCATCCTTAACCTCACCTTCGAGAATCAGTTCGATGTACTTAGCTTCAGCTTCGTCGAAATCATACTCAGGTGGACCGGAATCCTCCTCACCCTCATCTTCAGAATCGTCTTCACCCCGACCTCGGATAAGAACCTCAAGTTGTTCTTCAAGCCAGCGAACACGATCTCGTTCTTCATCACGTTGACGAAGTACCTGATTTAAACGACCTTTCGGAATCCTCTGTTCGTCTTCCTCTTCATCATCGTCTTCGTCATCCTCAGATTCATCTGAGTCCTCATCCTCCTCAGAGTCGTCCTCCAAGTCATCCGACTCAGTTTCCTCGGAATCCTCAGATTCATCGTCTTCAAGATCCTCTTGATCTTCTTCTTCCAGATCCAACTCTTCATCTTCGGTATCGTTCTCATCATCATCATCATTCTCAGGAACAAAAACATCACCGCGATCTTCGAGTTCGTCTAATTCTTCTTTCTTTGACATTTCAAACCTTTATCGTATGGTAAACGGAAGCACAGTTATTCGATACTGAGAAACGTTTCGTATCAGCTACGACAGTTAGTTATTGAAAAAGTTCAATTTACACCATTCCAAGGCCCTGGGGACCAGCCTGAGGAGCCATAGAAGCCCCATTTTCCTCTTCTTCCTCTTCACCCCTGGATTCCTCTTCCCTTAGGATGCTATCAATCAGGGGACCAATCTGTGGGTTCTCAGAAATCATCTGGGCAATCTCAGCAGCTTTCTTAGCAGCATCAACACGCTTATTATAAGATTCAGACTGAAGTTTCTCAATTTCCTCTTCTAACTGCTTGATTTGCATCTGGAATTGCTGCATAGCCATTTGCTGCTGATCATCACTCTGTTCACCGGAAACCTTCTTAGCAATCTCATTCTTACGAGAGAGAGTAGACATCAGAATCATTTCATCATCTGGAACATTAACACCAAACTTACGCATATCAAGAGCTTGTTGGAATTGGGCATTCTGGAAGGTGATTTGTGTTGGTACATCAGCAATGACGATATCATACTTACCAACAGTGACATCATTCAAGATCTCACCAAAGTCGTTCGGCTGGTTGATCGTAACCTCTTTAGCTTCATTACGCTCGGTATCTTCTTGGACAATCATGAAGGTACGCTGTTCGGTATAGAACTGCTGAATCAGCTTCAATATACGTTCCCCTACCATATTACGTGTACGGAAGAGGTTATCAATTGGAGTAGCCAACTGAATAGCAGACTGGTGTACTCGTGATTGAATAGCTGTACCAGAGACCTCTGGACCCTTACCACCCTGGAAGGTCTCTGAAACACCAGAGATCATACGAATAAGATCAATACCTGAATTGATCATATCTTTTAGTCCTGTAGGGATCTGATTAGGCTCAATCTTTTCAGGACGCTCCCTACCAGCCTTCACTTCAATAACAAGACCAGTTTCAGCACCCCTGGACTCAAGATCTTCAACCTCCATGTTTACAAGAGAGTTCTCATCTACCACCCAACCGGAGTTTGCGGTGGTATTGATTACATGAAGAATCTGGGAATAAACCTTATTCAGCATCTCCTGGGTTTTGATTAGGTTATCAACCATCCCTGTGGTACGGCCTCGACGGAAGTACGGAAAGAATGGAACAACAGTAAAAAACTCATATGGAGACCACGCATCATGCAGGAGCACATTAAAGGTAGATACGGTCCAACGTACACGCTTTACAGTACGTTTAATTATCTCATACTCATGAGCCTTAGCGATCTTCTTCTGCTCTATGAGAGGCATATCATCTGGAATGGGTAGAAGATCCCCTGTTTCAATATCATACCAGAAATCACGAGTAGTAAGCTTATACCATTGACGTTCAAGAACACGTACATGCTCCTCACCATCAGTATCACGATAGAAAGTACCAGTACCTAGTGAAGCAAACTTATTACGTTCTACACCCCAATCATCAGCACCAAAATCAGGCTCACTATTATTCGAGATTGCCTGCATTACCTTCTTATACTTAGCAGTACCGTACATAACTTTAATGTCATCAACCGGAATCCACTTTGTAATGACTACGTCTTGCCAATCGGCAGGATCATAGCTTTTTGCATCAGGATCTGGAATAACATCTAGCGGATCAAGGGGAGTAATCTTAATATCCCCGTTTATATTTTCATCGAAATCCATACGAATATCGAAGTATCCACGTTGCTGAATCAATCCATCAGAGAAGACCTGAGACTCTATCCATGGGAATCTATTCTGATCAACAATAAACATCGCTAGTTTAGATAAGATATCCGAGGTTTCTTGATCTGCAGCTTCACGAGGCTTATAGGCGATGTCCATCCTAGACTGAGTCTGGTATCCAAGTACAGTATTTACAGTAGGAAAGATAATATTCTCTTCTAGCCACGGCTTACCAATAGCCTCTAGGGCTGCCTTGACATCCTCATCCCACTGATGACCACCACCGAAGTAAAAATCTTCATTCTTCCTTGCAGCCTGTTGGTACTCAATGTGGCCACGGTCCATAGCAGTGGTGAACCTATCCCACTGTTTACGGGCTAGTTGATATTCTTTCTGTGTTTTAGTTGCCATTATGAGAGCATCCACCCATTAGCTTTAAGTCGTTGAGATCTACGTAGAAAGTTCTGTTTCTGAGATCTTTCTCTAGGTATAGTTAGTCCAACTGCAAAATATCTGAATGCGTCTGCTGGGTGAGACGACCAATCGTGTACTGGTTGGTTCTTGAATTCTTGAAGCTTATCATCCCATTGTCTATGGTAGTTCTGAAGGGCTTTAATACCATCAGAGCATTTTTCCTCATCAAAATAGCACTTAGGGAGAATCATACGTACAGCGTTTATACCATCTTCCCTAGATACTTTTGGGCCTACATCTAGCTTTTGTGTACCAAACAGGTCTTCTGCCATCTCAAGACGAGTTCTTCCGGTTCCAAACTCAGTATGCGACATATCGTGGGGGAAATGATGAACCCCATAGACATACGGCAGTTCT